ATTTTAGTATACTAAAATACTAATAGAAGTTTATATAGCTAAAGCTATATAAACATATACTTTGTTCTATAGTAGTATTCTTATTCTTTCTAGATTAAGACTTACTTCTTTAATCCCCCCTATAATCCCCCCTTAATGGTTTCATAAAATCTCAATCACATGAAAAATGTAATCTTAACCATAGCCTTCATACTTATGACCTTAACTATATTCTGGATGTGGGATCAGAATTCAGAGTTAAGGCATGACTTGGAAAATATCAACCATCAACCCGATACAGTTTGGGTTAATAAACCTTTTGTTCCCAAAGTAGAGTTTCCAAAGATACAATTGCCTAGCATGGTATTCCTCTACCAGATAGATTCAGTACCAATTGAACGAATAGAGTATGTTGATAGAGTAGTTACTATCATACAGAAAGATTCAGTGAAGGTTGAATACAATGAGTTGTTCTTAACTAACTATCCACAAGCTCCAAAACTACTGCAGATACTTTCCAGTAGAGATAAACTGTCAATCACTACCTTCAATACAGACTGCAAACTATTTACTGAAGAGTATCAGGTAAATTATGATCGTTATCAGTACAACTATTCGGATGGGAAGTTAACCAATAAGAAAACGTCACTCATAAAAAGGTTTGATCCAGTCGTACAATATACCATCAGACCGGTACATAACATGCATGATCTGGATTTAGGCTTGAAGTACAATACCAGTAAATTTAATTATGAGGCCGGGTTGAATTTCAACTATTATCCCAAACTCAGGGACAATTTATCACTTGATCCTTACATAAGAGTTTCATACAGTTTTTGATATGGCAAGAAAGAAGACATTACTAGAAGGAGATACAAATATTACACCGGAACAACTTAAGACCTTGGTCCGTGTGATGAAGGATCCATTCTTCTTTTCTACTTTCTGCTATGTTATCAACCCTGTGTTGGGTATGGTTAAGTTCTTGCTATATCCATTTCAGAAAGCAGTACTATACCAATTCATGCTGAACAGGTTCAATATCATCCTTAAATTCCGTCAGGCTGGTATTACAGAGTTGATATCTATGTATTGCCTATGGTTAGCAATGTATCACCCAAACAAGAAGATAAACATCATCTCTATCAAGGATACTGTAGCAAAGAAGGTACTGAAGAAGATTAAGTTCATGTATAAGAATCTTCCTTCATATCTACAAGAACCAATTACAAATGGTCGTACTGGAGAATTCGGTTCTGTATCTAGCATGGAGTTTGCAAATGGTTCAATAATTGAATCTATACCCACATCAGACCAAGCTGGTCGTTCTGAATCTTTGTCATTGTTGGTAATTGATGAGGCAGCAGTAGTTAGATGGGCTTCAACTATTTGGGGAGCAGCATTTCCGACCCTCGCAACTGGGGGGAGTGCTATCATAAACAGTACCCCTTATGGTACTGGCTCATTTTTTCACAGTACTTGGGTAGATGCTATAGCTGGTGGTAATACCTTTAATCCCATACGATTGTATTGGCAGATGCATCCAGATCGAGATCAGAAGTGGTATGAAGAGATGTCTGCTGCTTTGGGACCTAAGAGAACTGCTCAGGAGATAGATGGTGACTTCTTATCATCTGGTAACACTGTATTCGATATGGTTGATATTAAAGCAATTGAAGATTGCTTATTCGACTACCCAATAATCAATTCAAGATTAAAAGGTCAATACAAGGAATTCAATGAACCAGATGAAACTAAAGAATATTTCATTGGAGCAGACTGTTCTACTGGTAGAGGTACTGACTACTCAGCTTTTACTTGCATGGACAGGGATGGAGAAGAGGCTGCAGTATACAAGGGTAGAATACCTCTGAACAAATATGCTAGATTTCTTGGTGATATCGGGGAGAAGTATAACTTTGCTAAGTTAGCTCCAGAGACAAATGATGTAGGTATGACGGTGACCACTATACTTCAGGATGAGGGTTACCCAAATCTTTACTTCTACACAAAATTACTTAGGAAACGAAGAAGTAGCCGACCTGATGAAGAGAAGTTCCCCGGGTGGTTAACTACTTCTAAAAATAGGTCGGTGATTATAGAGAATCTTGAAAAGGATATAAGAGAAAACAATGTAATCATTAAGGATCCATTCTTTGTACAAGAGGCTTACACATTCATATATGATGGTGCAGGAAGACCAATTGCAAGGGGTAAACACAGAATGAATACATCATCCATGGATATTGATTTGGAAGGTGAAACTTATTCTGATGATTCAATATTCGGTAAAGCCATAACTAATCACATAAGATGTCATAGTGCATCATCAACTGTAGTAGTTCCTCAGTAGAACATAAACAAATTTACATAACATGAAACTTAATCCTATCAGTTGGTTCATTAGGTCAAAGCCTAAAGAATCAAAGAACAAAGACGAAGGAAAGGGTTCTATAAGTCCAGGAAGAGTTTCCCAACCTGACGATGGTGTGGGAAACTCAGAGTTAATTACCACTTTAAATGGTATGACTAACTTAGTTACCCCAACTTTCAGAACAGAACTAATACCTATTATCAGGGATTTATACAAAGTAAATCCAGATGTCAGTATTGCACTACAAGACATGTTCAAGCTGTCAAATACTGGCCATACTATAGACTTCCCAAACAATACCGCAGAAGAATCAACTAAGATGAGAAATCATCTTAGAGAGGTATCTAAGAAGTGGTCAAGATATACAGCTGGTATAGACGGATTGGTAAACAAGTTCATTGTTCAACTTTTAGTTGGTGGTGCAATATCAGTAGAGGGTGTACCAAACAAAGAGTTGACTGGATTAGAGACAATACTATTCATTAAACCAGAAACTATAAGGTTTAAGAGAGAGAACAATGGAGTATATCATCCATATCAGAGGAATCCAAGGATAGTAGATGGAGTAAAAGATACATTCATCAGACTTAATACAGAAACATATTGTTATGTTGGGATGTATAATGATACTGATGAACCGTATGGAGTACCTCCATTTATGTCTGCATTAGACTCTATAGCTGGTCAGCATACGATGAGAAAGAATTTCAAACATATCATGGAGATCATGGGTATGGTTGGATTCTTAGAGGCAAAGATGGCTAAACCTCCTCGTACTGCTGGTGAAAGTGAAAAAGCTTATCAAGGTCGTCTAAACAGTACACTCCGTAAGATGAAGACTAACATAGTTAGTGGTATGTCAGATGGAGTTGTAGTTGGTTATATTGATGATCATGAATTCGACCTGAAATCAACATCAGCTTCTATGCAGAACATAAATCTCCCGTGGAATATGAACCAGCAGTCTGTTGCTAATGGGTTGGGGGTAAATGGTTCTATCATAGGAGTATCAGCATCTCAAGCTGGAACAGAAGGAGGGGCTGGTATACAGCTGTCAAAGATGATATCCCAGTTAAAGAATATCCAAACACTTGTAATATTTGTATTGGAATTCTTTTATTCTCTAGAACTGCGTCTGGCTGGATTTAATAACAAGGGAATAACAATTCAATTTGGAACTTCAACAGTTTCTGATGACATTAAGTTACAGCAAGCAAGGGAATATAGGGCTAGAGTAAATATAACACTTTACAATCAGGGTATCATAAGTCAGGATCAATTTGCACGTGATATGGGGTATGAAGCTCCTGATCTACCAGAACCCCGTACACCAGTAGATTCAGATGATTCATCCGGTACTGGTGATACAGATACTGGTAAGAAGAAAAAGGATAGAAAAGACGATAAAGAAAGGTCAGATCGTAAGGGCAGGGACAAAAATAACCCAAACCCAAGAAGAGGTGATCAAGATAGTAAACCGAGATAAATTATGCCACCTATTGAAAAACAAAACACCGATGTAATGGTGTTAAGTGCAGCTCATAGCTTAATGGTATCAGATGTACCAGAAGTAGTTATTGATGCTCACTCTCTTTCTGAAAACTTCTACAAGGGAACAGGTAATTTCAGTGATGATCCAAAGAAGTCATTAGAGAGGTTCGGTATGTGGGGAGGTACTTTGAATGTGAATCAATTTATGCCAAATGTAACTCCAGACATGCTGAAACCAAAGGACACAGACTTTATTGAGCCAATGTTCAGAATGCTTTCGGCTGCTGTTGTAGCAAAGAAGTATAATCCTACTGAATTTTCAGAACAGATCCTCAAAGAGTCAATGCCATTACTGGTTGGTCAGTCTGTAAACCTTGATCATGAAACTGATGTGGCTAATGCTATCGGATCAGTTAAATCTGTTGAATGGCAAGACGCATACAAAGATGAAAAGACTGGAATAGTAATACCTGCTGGTATAAACGGTATACTGAAGATAGATGGATTATCAAATCCACGTATAGCTCGTGGTATACAAATGGATCCACCTTCTATACATTCTAATTCTGTAACTGTAGAGTTTGCATGGAAACCATCCCACCAATTTGAGGATATATGGGAGTTCTATTCTAAACTTGGTACATATACAGATAAGGGAGAACTTATACGTAGGGTTGCTACAAAGATAATCTCTTATAAAGAGACATCTCTGGTATGGCATGGAGCTGATCCATTTGCTCAATTGATTAAGAGTGGTAGGTTAAATAGCCCTGCTTATGCTGGAAGTCAGTATTATTCTTTTTCCGAAGAGAAAGCAGCCGAGGCTAATGATCCGATAAAGAGGGTATCTCTATTCGACTTCAAGGTTCTTTCAGAAAAAGATATAAAGTACAATACCAATAAATCTAATAATGAAAAGGGTGCCGGAAAGGGTAACCATAATAACCAAAATAATAAAACAAACATGGACAAAGAATTGCAGCAGATGCTTGCGAGCCTCTTTGGTGAAAATCTTTTGACCCTTTCTGAAGGTCAGGAAGTTTCGACAGAGCTGGCTCTCACCCAGATTAAAACTCTGGTACAGCAGAACAAGGACTTCGCTGATGCTGTGAAGGCGAAGGATGAGGAAATTGAAAAACTCACTGAGGAAAAGACCAATCTTGAAAAAGACCTCAATTCTTACAAGGAGGCTAAAGAGAATTGGGATTGCCACATTAAATCGTATCGTGAGGAAACGGTGGCAGCATATAAGAAAGTTTCTGGTGAGGATAAGGTAGACCAGAATATCCTGGCTTTACTGGAGAATGAAGGAACAACTCTGGAGACTCTCAAAGCTCTGCGTAAGACTTATGATGCACAGCTGGAAGAGAAATTCCCCATGCACTGCAATAATTGCGGTTCTCATGATGTTGGCCGAGCATCATCTATTAATCCCGAAGATGATGAGGAAAAGAATAAGGCACCGAAATCTACTCGTGATATAGCTTTAACTTTGGCAGATCGTAAACTTCGGGGAGAAAAGAAATAACAAACAACTAAAATATCAAGTTAAATTATGGCAGACTTACACAAAGTGGGTGGACGGACCCCACAGGCTGTGATTTACAAAAGTGAATCGCACAAGCTTCATCAGGCATTTCCGGTAAAGAGTGGCGATACCATCGTTCAGGGTCAACCGGTAAAACTTAATGACGATGGAACTATCTCTCCGTATACTGGGGCAGCTGGTGATATGTATCTCGGTATTGCTGTTAACTACAGTAAATATCCTGCATATCCTGCAAATGCAGCTGGTGTAGAAGTAACTGTAATGGTAGAAGCCTTTGCAATTATACACGGTATAGCTAAGGCAGAGCTTACCACCACTGGTTATGTTAAGACCGATGGAACTTTGGATGAAAGCGGAACGTATACAAACTTCAAGCCCTCCGATGCAAATGCAGAGACTAAGTTCATAGCTATCAACGTAGCTGAGGTTGGTGATCTGATTCAAATCCTGGTAAAATAACAGAAAATAACATTACTAAATATGGCAGAAAAAACCTTAACTCGGGAGCAGTACTTAAAGGAGCTTCCCGAAATTGTAAAGAACATGGATGGCTTCCGTCAGGGAAGCAACAAGAGTCTCCCAGTGGATATTCATCTGGGTGATATGCTCCAGGAGAAATACGGTCTCACTCAGGAGGATTATTTCAAGGCTATCGGTTTCAACCCGAAAGTTGATACGATGGAGAATATTTACTCCATGCCTAATCCTGAGCTGCGTTGGCTTGTTCCTGAGATTGTACGTGAGGCAATCTATCTTGGAATGCGTGAGGCACCTTTCTATCCGAACATCATTGCATCTGATCAGCCTATTAATGGGCTAACGGCTATCATGCCTCTGGTAAATATGTCGGATGCTAATCCTGCACGAGTTAACGAGGCAGAGACAATTCCTCTGGGTACTGTATCCTTCGGACAGAAGTCGGTAAACCTTTTCAAGATCGGTAAGGGATTCAAGGTAACCGATGAGGTACGTAGCTATGTATCCATGGATGTAATGGCCATCTTCCTTCGTGACTTCGGTGTTCAGCTTGGTTATGCAATGGATGCTCTGGCAATGGATGTACTCGTAAAGGGTAACAAACTTGATGGTTCTGAATCGGCTCCTGTTATCGGTGTAGGTGATACTCAGAATGGTATACAGTATCGTGACCTTCTCCGGGTATGGATTCGTGCATCTCGCCTTGGTCGTCAGTTCCGTACTATTATCGGTGGTGAAGAGCAGGCACTTAATCTGCTTGATCTGCCTGAATTCAAGTTACGTTCGTCGGGTACTACTGATGCTCGCTTGAACCTGAAGACTCCAGTTCCAAATTCGGCAGACTTCTATATTCACGGTGGAACTCCAGAAAATGAGGTAATGCTTGTAGATCCATCGGCTGCCATGATTAAGTTGACTGCTAAGCAGCTTATGCTTGAGTCTGAACGTATAGTATCGAACCAGACAGAGGCTATTTATGCTTCGTTAACTACTGGTTTCTCGAAGATGTATCAGGATGCTTCTATCCTCATAGATGCAACTAAGGAATTCTCTACCAATGGATTCCCTGATTACATGGATGTAGATAATTACCTGAAAGGCATCCTCGAATAATTAAACCACTTAACAATATAAGGAGGGAGTATATACTCCCTCCTTTAATCCATTTAACTATGGCAAAATACATAAAACTTAATCCAAAGGCAAGTATCTTCTATGATCAGGCTTCTAAGATTAAGGTACTTCGCAAGGATGTTGTTGAGATAACCGAGAATCAGTTTAATTCCCGGGTAATCCGAGCAGCTATTGCAAATGGTTACCTTATAGAAGCTAAGGCAGAAGAAGTTAAAGTCAAGACAGAAGAAGTTAATCCTAAGAAGAAAGCTGATTCAAAGAAAGAAGTGGACACAGAAGCTCTTAAAGATAAGTTCATTGGTCTTATAGAGGCAGGCGAAGCTCCAGAAAAAATAAAGGGTCAGTTCAATGGAGAAGAGCTGAAAGCTTTGGCTATCTCTTTAGATATTGAACCAGAAGATGGTGATACTAAGCTTGACTTGGTAAATGCCATTTTAGATGAGTTTAACAGCGGAGAAGACGAGTAATATATGAAAACGGTGGATTTTTTATCTACCGTAGTTGGACTAAATGCAAGGTTCAGGGCATTCGCTGATGAGCTACCTCATGATTTCACGGTAACATGGGTATTTGGTGATGGGAAGACAGAATCACATGTAGGTGTGGTAACTGCTTCCCATCTTTATGAAAATCCTGGCGACTATGTTGTCAAGGTAACAATAACAAATAACTATGGTGGAGAGAATCTTTCCAAAACCAATGTAATCGGAGTTAGTGATCAAGTAAATACCCAGTTGCCTGGCAGTATCTATGAGCTGATAGACACTTATATTCCTGAGGATATCTTCGGTAAGGTTTCTCTTAAAGAGAAGCAGCAATTCATTGAAAAATGGCAGCTGTATATTCAGCCGCTAGTAAATCATGAGATTCCCATAGAGGAATTTAATAATGAGTTGTATTATGAAGCTCTAGAAAACCAGCTAATTATGGAATTGGCAGCCTATGATTATATGGTTGTACAAATATCTTTAATGGTTGGTGCTACTGCAGAATCGGTTAAAGACAGTAACTCAACCTCTAGCTCAGAATCAGAATCTTCTGAATCAAGTAGAGGTTCAGGTGAGGTTAAACGAATACAAACAGGTCCAACTGAGGTAGAATTCTTCAACGATACAGACTCAGAATCTAAAACCTCATCCAATGTTATAAAAGCAATGCAACCAGGTGGAGTTATTGATATACTCAAACAAAACCTGTGTATGCTTGCTGAAAGACTTTCCATATATCTACCTATTTGCAGAACAGTGAAGAAGGTAGTAGTTCCAAAAGTAGTCAATCACCGGAGGCCAGGTCCATTAGATGGCCCAGACCCAGGCTTCCCAGTAAAGAAGTAGGGTATGGCACGAAGGAAAAGGATTACTAATGGAGTATGGGATAGATACAAAGCCATAGTAAATGACTTTGTTGAAGTGGATGCAGGGAAGCAACCTCTAATCTGGTTGAAGAGATTTGACCAGATGTTATCTTACGGTGAAGATACTGGAAACAACTATGAACCGTATCTATTGGATGGCTTAATCCAATATAACTACATAAGAACTTGGCCTTCATTAAAAGAAACCGTATCAGGTGAATTAGACGGTATCAATATTGTGCTATACGTAACCAAGAGGTCATTAGCAGAGAATGGACATTTAACCAAAGATGGTTACTGGGACTTTGACTGGGCACAGGATAAGTTTGTAATCAATGGTAAAGTATATTCTCCATCTGGTGATACTCAAGTTGCTCAAGCACATGATGAGGCTTTGTTATTCTTTGTAGTATTGAAGAGAGAGACTCCTGAAGAGACGAAAAAGATACTTAATTACATGGAAAATGTAGGCAAGTACCTTGAGTTGACCAAGTACATCCTTGAACTAAACGAAATGAATAATTACGAGGATGAAACTACCGTAAAGACGAATACTACATTTAGAGTTAGACCCAAATAAAAAAAAAAA